GCGCGCAGCTCCTTCAGGGTCTCCGACAATTCCTTGATTTATTGTGACGTTGACTGGCGCTGCCATTTCAGCCCGTCGAATTGCGGCGCTTTGAGTTAACGCTGAGCTGTACGGCGTAGCGACTGAAGCGGCTGCTTGTGAGCCACTTGACGCAGCTGCGGCCACGCCTGAACTTCCGCCTGAAACCGTCGGAACTGGGATACTTGGAACGGCTGGAATTGAACCGCCGAGAACGCCCGAAATGCTTGAACCGCTGGAAACGCTAGGCGCGCTCAGGGTTGGCTTTGAAATCGTCGGAATGTTTGGCAATAGTGGAACGGCGTTGTAGGCGCGAATGAGAGCGTTGATACCGTCGATCGCCCCGCCAATAAGTCCGTTGATGACTTTGATTACGCCAGCGATTACGTCAATGACGCCGCCTGCAATCTTGCCCACAACTTGCAAAGCTCCACCCAAGACCGTGCCAATGACGGGCGCAAGGTAGGTCGCGATATATGAACCGAAAACCTTGAACGTTTCGAGGTTGTCGCCAATGGCGTCTTTTACGTAATTGAAAGCTTTTACAAGTCCGCTGACGATTGGCGTGAACACGTTTGTAATTAGCGTTCCGACTTGGGTGATGTAACCGCCAAGCCCGCCCTTTTCTAAGCTGAAGGCGCTGGCGAATTTGTTGATGATTGGCAATGCGTTGTTGTTGATGAACGTCATTACCTTTTCAAGAATTGGAAGCAAAGCAAAGCCAATCGTTTCTTTGGCTTCGTCGAAGGCCACTTGCATTCGAGCAATGCGCCCTGAATAAGTTTCTGCGTTGGCCGCAGCTGCGCCACCGAACAAGTCTGTAAGTTTTGTCTGCACTTGATTGAATGACATTGTTTTGAGTTCGGCCGCTGATAGGCCAATCCCAAGTTTGCCCAATGAGGCACTGTTGCCGTCATAAGCTTTGGAAAGCGCATTCGCCACGGTTTCAAGTGGCTTGCCCGTAGCTGTTGAAACGTCGAGGGCGACCGCAAGCAAATCCTGAGCCTTAGTGAGTGAACCCGTTGAAATCGCTATACGTTGAAGCGCAGGCCGCAAAGCGTCGTCGGCCACGCCTGAAGCCAAAGACATTTGGAGAATTGCCGCTTCAGTTGCTTTGACTTGTGCGTCTGTCGCACCGGTGGCGGCCTCTAGGGCGCGCGCAAGTTGTGTCTGAGCCTTCTCGTCTTCGAGTGCAGCTTTGACCCCGTCAATGCCAATCTTGACCGCGTACGCCCCAGCTGCGGCGGCAGCTGCAACGAAGGCAGCGCCAATGACTTTGCCAGTCTTGGTGATCTTGTCGCCAAAGGTGTCAACGTCGGCGGTGGCCGTTTTTAAGGATTTGTTGAGGTTGTCAACGTCTCCAAGAATGGAGAGCTTTAGGGTACGACTTCCAGCCATTAGTCAAACCTCTTCACTATTTCGGCAAAACTTTCGTTCCAGCGTTTAACGATCTCAGGCTGAACACTTCGAAGGGTTGGGTATATCCACCAACCGCGTGAGCCACGGCCTTCACGCCCTGACCAAACTGGGAATTGCTTGAACTTGTTTGAGCCAAATTCTGCACCGCCCCATAGGTCACGGGTTGTTGCACCGCCCGAAAACTTTTGAGAAGCAAAGCCGTAGCTGATCTCACCAATGCGTGAAGACTTTGAAACCTTTGAGCCTTCAGCGATACGGGTTGCAACTTTAGGAATGGCGCGAGTTGAACGAGCTGAGGCGGTGACTTTGCCTTGAACGAAGTCAGCAAGCGCCGACGACTTCTCTTTGGCCTGAGCTGTCGCTTCTTCGTCCATTGCTTTGAATGATCGAGTAATCGCACGAAGTTCGGATTTGTCGTAGGCGATTGCTTCAGTTGTCATTTGCTCGCCTTTCCAAAATTTCGATTGCGGTCAATATGTCTTCGGCTGTTTCGAATTCGGAAGCTGGGAGACCCGTCGTCAACCGCAGCTCCCAAACTATTCGATTTAAGCTTCCGACTGGGTAGCTTTTGGGTTTTCTTCACCGACTGTCACGCCTGCGACTGTCTCGCACCACGCTTCAAAAGGTTTGACGGGTTTGCCAGCTGCTTCGCGCTTCATGGCGTGATAGGCCAAAAATACAAGATCAGAAATTCCAATTTTGTCTTGCGCTTGACTGATGATGTTGCCCGTTGACTTCTCCCACTTAATCCACTCAGGTGGCGCAGCCACGTAGGTGACCGCGTCGCCTGAGTTGAATTCGATCGTGATTGGTAGTTTCATTTTTGCTCCCGACTTGTTTGGTTTAGCTGAAGTTTTCGGTTGGTGTTCCCACTACGGTGAAGCTGAGTGAGACTGTTTGAGCGTCGGGCGCTGAACCGCCGACGGCTGGAAAGACTGGCATTACGTTGAAGGTGAAGACTGCACCGGTCACGGCTGTCAGTGAAGTTGCTAGAACTGTGTTTGGCGCTGTCTCGCAAGCTGTCCAAAGAGCTTCGCAAAGTGAACCTGAAGCGCCCCAGTCTGCAAGCATTTCAACGTCGAAAGTCCACTGGTCGTCAATGTGCTTGTAAGCCTTACCGTCTAGCGTTTGGTAGGTCTCGATTGTTGGTGAGTTCGCAAGAATTGCGCTGGTCGCTTGCGCGTCGTAGTTAACGGTCGCGATCGTCAACACTAAATCGCGACCCGTGATGATCGTTGTTGGCACGTTATCTCCTTTTAGTTTGTCTGGGTGTAATACGTTGACACGTTAATGTCAGCGCAAAGCATGGTCGACGCTCCGACTTCGAGAGGCGTTGGCTTCTCTACGTTGCCGACAATGTATCCCGCGGGCATTGCCGCGAGAATTCCGATTATGAGCTGCTCCAAGTTATCGAGCGAAGCGGGGTTTGAGTTGTAAGAAACGATTGCGGTTATAGCAAAGTTGAGTTTGACTTTTGTGGTTGCGTCGTTGATCAAAACAATTTCCATGTAAGGCGTTGAAGGTACGACGACAATCGCTGGCGGGATTGGTGACTCTGGAACGAACCCGTAGCTAGTCGCAGCTAGTGAGTTGAAGGCCGTTGCCAAAGTTGCGCGGGTGTCTGCAATCGTTGAAACTGGCATTATTGGACGACCGTTTCCATGTCAAGAAATGGCGTAAGCAAAGTTGAGACGCGATTGGTCAAGCTGCGACCCATTCGATAAGGCGTTGAGGCAAAGTCCACGCCTTCGATCTGCCCGCCAGCTGCAACGCGAGACTGAAAGACCTCTACGGAAACCGCGAGGATTGCTGACTCTATTGCGTCATTGCCTGCGTAAATTTCGGCGGCTGAATAGCCTGAAAGAGTTGCTGTGCCGTTTGGAATTATGTCGCGCAAAGTTACATTGGCGTTTGTAATTGCAGCGGTGAAGTAATAAGCACCGGTGGTCACCACGGTGACGGTTGCGCTAAATGGCGCTGGCAATCCTGTGACGATTATTGACTGGCCAGCAACGAAATGGTGTTGGCGGTTTGTGTAGTAATAAGCAACATTCGTGTCGAGCTTGTAAGCGTTGATTGCTGAAGTATTAGCCACAAGCATTGGCAAAATTACCGCTTCACTTGTGTTTATTATTTCGTTTAGATAAGCGTCATTATATAGGGAAGAACTCACGCCCAGCACCGCGCGAAGCTGTGCAGCTGTAACAATGCTGGGCATGAGTTTTCCTTTCGTTCTGCTGGCCTGAATTCGGGAGCGAACTCAGGCCATGATTAGGGTGTCGATTAAGACTTATTTACGCCGAATGCGCCAGCCGCAATTTTTGTGGCTACTGCACCAAACGAATAAACGCCGACCGTGATTGAACCGTCAGCTGTTGACTCTGCGCGTAGCTGGTATGAAGTTCCTTCGTACCATGTGTATGCGTCAGGGTTGATGATCATGATTGAGTCGTCGGTGTCTGTTGTTGCAGCTGTGTTCGCTGTGACATAAAGATCGAGACCAGCTACGCGGCCGCGCAAAGCGGTTGGCGTTGCAAGACCAGGTTGGTTGCTTGGCTGTGTTACTTCGTTGTAGATAGGGCGACCAGCGTCATTGAGTGACATTAGGTTTGACCACTGTGAAGTATTTACCAAGATGTTGCGTGCGAATGGATTTGCAAGACCAGCGGTTGCACCATAAACGGAAGCTGCACCGCGACCAATAAACGCGAGAAGTTCCGCGGCTGTTGGATAAGTTGCAATTCCTGTCGCGTCAGCTGTTGCGCCTGCTACAAGTTGGGCGTTGACGTATGAGTCCTGAGCCTTAGCCATTGCAGCGACCATGTTGCGAAGTAGCTCGTCATAGAACAATGGGCTAGTTCTGGTAAGAAGCTCAACGCTGAATTTTTGCTGGCCAGCGAACTTTTTGACGTCCACGCTCAGGAACGCAGAATTTTGGTCTGTGTCTGAGAAGATCGCGTCTTCAGCTGCGATTGCAACTGTTGGCATTGCTGTGATCTTTGGAATTTCGAAAGTCATTCCTGCGTCAGGCAATGCACCGCGAGAGATCGCGTCAATGCTTGGGCGGATTGTTGTTCCGAGGCCGTTGATAACTTCGGAAAGCTGACGAGTTGGAACAAGTCCAGCGTTGTCAGTTGTGTTGTCGGCAGCTAGAACGTACTGACGAGCATTCTCGTCACCCATTGAAGCTTTGATTTTGTTTTCGAGGTACTTGACCGCTGTTAATTCAATGCGAGGGGTTGCTTTAAAGCCCCCGACTGAAGTTGCGGCTGCGGTGATTGACTGAGCAGCTTCGACCGTCTCTGCGGTTGAAGCGTCCTTGACGGTGTCTTCCACTTCGTCTCCTTCTGTTGGTTGAGGTGTTTCTTCTGTGTCTACGGGTGCAGACTCAGAAAGTTCGTCTTCAGTTGCAGCAACTTCGCTCACGCGTGCGCTACGGATTGCAGGTTCGGAAGTCAAAGCGACGGCTGTGAGTTCGCCTTTTAAAATGCGCACTGTTCCGTCTTTGAGTGTTTCGTATTCGTCGAATGAAACTTCAACGCTGAAACCGTCACGCAATCCTTCGGCAGCTTCGACAAGTGCGTCATTGCCAGCGGTTGTTTGCGCAATTTTAAAAGTCGCAACGATTTCCTGGTCTGTCTGTTCCATGCTTAAAGTTTTTCCGATACGTCGTGAACGATCATGTTCAAGGTTGAGCAAGACCGGCGCAGCTTCGATCGAACCTTTTGCAAATTGAACTTTACCTATTGAAGCGTTGCCAGTTTCTTCAAACGCAACAATTCGACCGCTGATCGTGCGTTCGTTTGAGTCGGCGGCGGTGATTATCATTGGCGTGATCACTCTTTTCATAGCAGCATGTCCTCTTCTTCGCGTACTTCTTCGATCGACATTGCGCCGATACGATTTAAGATTTCATAAACTTGCGCGCGCTCGTAAGGGTTACCGCGCAAGAAGTCGTCAAGATCAAATTTAACTTCTTGTCCAGCTGGCACGAAATCCGCAAAGCTCATGCGCTGTTCGATCTGTGACATGTAATTTCTAAAAGCAAAATCCACAAGGTCGCGCCTTTTGTCTAAGGCGTTTGAATACGTGAATGTGGATTGCTGCGCATCAACGAAATAAGCTGGCAAGCCACAAGCGCGCGCAAGTTCCAAAGCTACGTAGTTTCTGGCTTCATTTAGCTGAATGGATTTGGGGTCGTAGCCCAAAGTTTCGAGTGTTACGTCAGCATTTAGAAACGCGGTCGATTTATTTGCGCGAGCTGTACGCCATGACGAAAGAAGTTTTGCAACGCGATCAGCTGGAAGCGAAGTTCCATTTGATTTCAAAACCATTTGCGGAATTGGTTCGTTCGCGAAGTTCATTGCAGATCGTTCAAGTGCAACGGCTGCCTTGATTGTTCGGCCTGCGCGTTGAAGTAATCCTTCGCCGTCGCCAGCGAATACAACCAAATTGTTTGGGTCGACGTAAGTTCCGTCGACTTGGTAAGCCGTGATTTCATAACCGAGCGCGTCAACTTGTACCGTTACGCGTTCAGGTGCAACTCTTTCCATTGCGCGAATTCGACCGGTGTCTGCGTAGCGTTCCATGACAAGCGCATAAGCTGAAGGGTGCATGACAAGGTCTGAAATTATCCAAGACCAGAAAACACTTCCTGCGATACGTGGGTCAGGTTGGTTGATAACCCGTGGCGCTTGTACCTTCTCGCCAGTTGCTACGTTGCGCACGTGCATGGGCAACGAAGCAATAGTCTGAAGAATACCGACGGAGCGCGCGACCGCTGGAACACTGATCGCTTCCCCACGTGTCGCGGAAGTTATTCCTGCAAAGAAGAATGGCGAAGTCTCTGAGTAATAGGGCGCAAGCGAAGCTTCGACGTCGTGTGACGGCTTGGCTGCTTCCACCTTCGGAAACAAAACGTTAAGAATTCCCATGCGCCAATTTTATGGCGCGCGATACAACTAGCCCACCATGATGTCAAGGTCTGACTCTGGGCGTGTCGCAAAGTGTGTGCAAAGTGCTACGGCCACGGCAGCGCAAACGGCTGACTGTGAAGCTCTTCTTCCTATGACCCAGCCCCCGTCGCCACGACGAAGTTGCACGGCCGAAAGCATTTGAGCCGTTAGCTCTTTGTTCGGCTTATGGTGCAAGCGCCCTGAGTTGATCGCTCCCAGCATTTCGTCGCAAGCTTGTGGGTAAGCGGCGTCCATGTCAAAGATTGGAATTCCAGCAGGTACGAGACGCGAAGCTACTGCGCCGCTAGTTCGTCGGCTGTATAGCAAGTATTCAAGCGGATACTTTCGAGCATACGGCGCGAGATCGTTTGCGATCGCTTTGTCGTCTAGCTGTATTTCATTGCTCCAAGTGTGAAGCAGCTTTACGCCGAAGGTTTCGTCACCGAGTTTCTGAGCGCCAACAAGCGCCCCGAATTTACGATCAGGCGACAAGTCGAGGCCAAGCCAAGTTAGCTTCTCAGGGTCAAGGTCAAATTTATCGTCGGCACAAGCTGCCCACTCATTAGACCCAACGCAGCTTGAAATTGATTGAACCCAGCGGCATAAGACTTCGGTCATAACAACGTCGTGCGGGTCATTTAACACGGCCTTGATGTTGTCAATGTTGATCGTGTGACCAATGGCAGGATTTGCGGCCAGCCAATTCTTTTGGTCTTGTACGTCGTCAGTCGGTGCGCTCCATTCGAAGTAACCAATGTCGTCAGCTCCACCGGCAATCGAGGCGAGCGCCCTATCCCTAAAACTATTCAAAACAACTGACGTCGCGTCGCCTGCGTTTGTGTAGCTGATGATTTGAGGATTTTTGGCAGCCATTAGCGTGTAACGAAGCGAGGCAAAACTTTCGAGATCGTTCATCTCACGAAGCTCGTCAAGGTGAATGGTTTCAGGCTTTGAAACGCCGCGGGCAGCTGAGCCGCCAGCTTTAACAATGAACCGCGTTCCGTGAACCGTTTCAATTTCTTCGCTGCCATGAGTCCAACGAATTCGTTTGACTTGCTTGGCCAAATGATCTTGGCCTTCGATCACCGAAACAAGCTGCCGAAATTGCTCCAGCGACGTTGAAAGGCGGTGAGCTGAGCCGATTTGCAAGCTCTCATTCCATAGGAAAAGACCGCCCAGAATTCTGAGCTGCATTAGAAAACTTTTACCATTCTGGCGAGCGACCGTGCAGACTGCCACGGGGGTCGCCCAGCGCCCGTCACTTTTGACTTTGTGGGCGTGTTCAAGAAAGAATTTCTGCCACGGCATGAGTTCGATCTTCAAACTAGACGCCAAGTCCACCAATTCCAGCCCGCGTGAGGGCAAATCGTTGAGTGGCGTGTGAATTCTGGGGGTTGGTGACCCATAAAGCGGTTCTGTGTCTCTACCCAAAACCGATAGCAGCCGATTTGAGACGTTCTCAGCCCCTTCGAGGCCTTTTGAGTCCTCTGCGTGGCTAGTCATGGCTAATCGAGCCGTTTGCGGGGGTAAAAGGAACACGGAGAGTCAGGGTCTTCCTTCCC